CCAGCCGATACGACGAACGGCGGGCGGACTTTGCGGTCAACTTCATATCCATGCTCAAGCATACCACGGGCGAATGGTACGGGAAGCCGTTTCACCTAATGCCTTGGCAGGAACAGATTATTCGTGACATTTTCGGCATCGTCGGCGAGGACGGTTACCGTCAGTTTCGCACGGCTTATGTTGAGGTCGGCAAAAAGAATGGCAAATCCGAACTTGCGGCGGCAATCGCCCTCTACCTTTTATTTGCAGACGGTGAAGCGGGTGCAGAAGTTTACTCCTGCGCCGCCGACATCAATCAGGCGAGCATTGTCTTTAACACCGCCAGAGCGATGGTAGAGCAATGCGGAGATTTGGCAAGGCTGGCAAAACTCATCCCCTCCACAAAACGGATTGTGTTTGGGCATACCAACAGCTTCTATCGGGTGCTATCCTCTGAAACCAAATCAAAGCAGGGTTTCAACGTGTCGGGGCTTATCTTCGACGAGTTGTTCGCACAGCAGACCCGTGATTTATTCGACACCATGACCAAGTATACAGGCGACGCCAGAAGGCAGCCGCTTTACTTCCTCATCACCACGGCGGGCAGGGACAAGACGAGCATTTGCTATGAAATCCACCAGAAAGCAAAAGCGGTTCTGGACGGCTCGAAGATAGACCCCAGCTTCTATCCCGCCGTATTCGGCATAAACGAAAGCGACGACTGGAATGACGAAGCCGTCTGGCGAAGGGTGAACCCATCCATCGGAGTTACGATTCCCTTTGAAACGGTGCAAGCCGCATACGAACAGGCAAAGCAGAACCCCGCCGAGGAGATGCACTTCCGGCAGTTCCGCTTGAACGAGTGGTGCAACGCTGACATCCGCTGGATGCCAATGGATAAATGGGATGCCTGCGGCGAGGATATAAATTTTGACGAATACGAGGGTCGGGATTGCTACTGCGGTCTCGACCTTTCCAGTACGGGCGACCTTACGGCTCTGGTGCTGGTGTTTCCGCCGATTGACGGCGATATCAAATACACGGTGATGCCATTTTATTGGCTGCCGGAGGACGTTATCGATCTACGGACGCGGCGTGATCATGTACCATACGCTGTCTGGCGTAAAATGGGCGTGTTCAACACAACAGAGGGCAACGTGGTGGACTACGACTATATAGTGGCGTTCATCGCCAAGCTGTCCGAGCGGTTTCGGATTCGGGAAATTGCCTATGACCGCTACGGTGCTGAGAAGATACGCCGTGACCTTGAGGAACTTGGAGCGGAGCATGGGTTCACCGTATTTCCATTTGGACAGGGATTTATCTCCATGTCGCCGACATCAAAGGACTTCTTCCAGTTCGTGATGGAGGGGAAAATCCGACACGGCAAACATCCCGTCCTCGACTGGAACATGGGCAACGTCATCGTCGACCAAGATGCGGCGGGTAACATCAAGCCCAACAAACAGAAGTCGACGGAGAAAATAGACGGCGTGGTCGCGCTGATTATGGGGCTTGCGAGAGCAACCCTCGGCGGCGGTGTCGATTCAAGCGTCTATGACGAGAGGGGGTTGTTGTTTATATGAGTATATTTTCCGGGCTGTTCCGCTCGCGGGATAAGCCCAACAATAAAATCGGCGGTGGCTGGAGTTTCCTATTCGGCGGCACTTCGAGCGGCAAGACGGTCAACGAGCGGACGGCGATGCAGACCTCGGCAGTTTATGCCTGCGTCCGTATCCTTGCCGAGTCGGTGGCGGGTCTTCCGCTCCATGTGTATGAGCGAACTTTAAACGGCAGTAAATCCACTAAGCCGAACCATCCCCTCTATCGGCTGCTCCATGACGAGCCGAACCGCGAGATGACTTCATTTGTGTTCAGGGAAACGCTGATGAGTCATCTTTTACTTTGGGGAAATGCCTATGCACAGATTATCAGGGATGGCAGGGGCTTCCCGATAGCAATCTATCCGCTACTGCCTGACAGGATGGCGGTCGACCGCGATAACGGCGGCGACCTTAGATACACATACCAAAGCGACAAGGGTCAGGTCAAACTGCGGCGCGAGAACGTCCTGCACATCCCCGGTTTGGGCTTCGACGGGCTTATCGGCTATTCGCCTATAGCAATGGCGAAAAACTCCATCGGCATGGCTCTCGCCACCGAAGAGTACGGCGCGGCATTCTTCGCTAACGGAGCGAACCCCGGTGGCGTGTTGGAACACCCCGGCGTGGTGAAAGACCGTGACCGGCTCCGTGAATCGTGGCAGACGCAGTTTTCGGGAGCGAACGCCCACAAGATAGCTGTTCTGGAGGAAGGACTCAAATTCAAGCAGATGTCAATACCGCCTGAACAGGCGCAATTCTTAGAAACTCGGAAGTTCCAAATCAACGAGATAGCGAGGATATTCCGAGTTCCGCCACACATGGTCGGCGACCTCGAAAAGAGCAGCTTCTCCAACATCGAGCAGCAGTCCTTGGAGTTCGTCAAATATACCCTTGACCCTTGGGTGGTTCGCTGGGAGCAGAGCTTACAGCAAGCCCTTATCCTGCCGTCTGAGAAAGAGAGGGTATTTATCAAGTTCAACCTCGACGGCTTACTTCGTGGCGATTACCAAAGCCGTATGCAAGGCTACTCCACGGGCATACAAAACGGCTTTATGTCAGTCAACGACGTGCGCGGCTTGGAGGATATGAATCTGCTGACAGCCGAGGAAGGCGGCGACCTGCACTTCGTCAACGGCAACATGGTCAAGCTGGCTGATGTCGGCGCGGCTTACAAACCAAAAGAAACGGAGGATACGAGTTAATGGCAAAAAACAAGAAATTCTGGAACTGGGTGCGGGACGACACCACAAATGAACGCACCCTCTATCTCGATGGGGTCATTTCTGAGGATACATGGTGGGGCGACGAAATTACCCCGGCGATGTTCAAGTCGGAGTTGTTCGCCGACAAAGGCGATATCACCATCTGGCTCAATTCGCCCGGCGGGGACTGTATCGCCGCAAGCCAAATCTATGCCATGTTGATGGATTACCCGCACAACGTCACGGTTAAGATTGACGGTATCGCTGCTTCGGCAGCAAGCGTGGTGGCGATGGCGGGTACGAAAGTCCTTATGGCTCCCACTGCATTGATGATGGTGCATAACCCGCTGACCATCGCCATCGGAGATAGCGAGGAGATGCAAAAGGCGATGGATATGCTCGCAGAGGTTAAGGAAAGCATCATCAACGCTTACCAAATCAAGACCAGCCAGAGCCGGGTAAAAATCTCACACTGGATGGACGCCGAAACATGGATGAACGCAAACAAGGCAATGGAACTGGGCTTCGCCGATGGCGTGTTGGAAGACAACAAACGACAGCAAAGCACCCCGACCTACGCTTTTTCAAGGCGAGCGGTCACCAATTCTCTGCTTGACAAGGTCAAGCCAAAAGCGATACCCGAACCATCTAAACCAAATGAACCGCAAGGCATCCCTGTTGAGTCGCTGGAGAAGCGGCTCAATCTTATTCAACACTAAAAAATGGAGGTAACTGACAATGAGTAAAATCCTTGAACTGCGCGAGAAGCGCAACAAAATCTGGAACACCGCTAAGGAGTTCCTCGACCAAAAACGCGGCGAGAACGGGCTTGTCCCACCTGAAGCCGCCGCCGAGTACGACAAGATGGAAGCTGACATGGTCGCCCTCGGCAAGGAAATTGAGAGACTGGAACGCCAGACGGCGTTTGACCTTGAGATGGCAAAACCGACATCTTCTCCTATCTTGGGCGCGCCGACCAAGCCCGCTGAAGCCAAGACAGGCAGGGCTTCCGATGAATACAAGACTGATTTTGGCAATATCCTGCGCGGCAAGCCGCCTATCAACAATGTGCTGAGTACGTCTCCCGACACTGACGGCGGCTACCTCGTTCCCGTGGAATTCGAGCGACAAATTGTGATGGGGCTTGAGGAAGCCAACGTAGTCCGCAGAATCGGTAAAGTCATCACTACTTCAGCGGAGCGCAAAATCCCAATCGCTGCTACACAATCCATCGCTAAGTGGACGGCTGAAAACGCTGCGATTACTGAAAGCAGCCCGACTTTTACCCAAAAGACCATCGACGCCTTCAAGCTGACCAACCTTATTAAAGTCAGCGTGGAACTGCTGCAGGATTCGATGTTCGACCTCGAAAGCTATATCGCAGCCGAGTTCGCTCGTGCATTCGGCGTGGCCGAGGAAGAAGCGTTCTGCATCGGAACCGGCACGGGTCAGCCTTCGGGTATTTTTACAGCTACTGGCGGCGATGTTGGCGTGACGGCAGGTTCAGCCACGGCAATCAGCACTGATAACCTCATCGACTTGGTGTATGCCCTTAAGAGTCCGTACCGCAGAAACGCCGCTTTCCTTATGAGGGATATCACCGTTTCGGCAATCCGTAAACTCAAAGACTCTAACGGGCAATACCTCTGGCAGCCGTCGGTACAGGCTGGAGAACCTGACAGACTGCTCGGATACCCGCTCCACACCTCGCCATATGTGCCTGTCGCTGCGGCGAACGCGCTGCCGGTTGCCTTCGGCGACTTCTCCAACTACTGGATAGCCGACCGCATGGGACGTACCGTCCAGAGGTTGATTGAACTCTATGCCGGCAACGGTCAAATCGGGTTCATTGCCACTCAGAGGGTAGACGCAAAGGTTATCCTTTCCGAAGGCATCCAGCTTTTGAAGATGGGTGCTTAATCAAAATGAAGGGAGGCGACTGCGATGACGCCAACGGAACTGTTATCGAAAGTCAAAGAAAACCTGATATTGGCGCACGATGAAGACGATGCACTGATCCTGCGGCTCATCGCCGCCGCCGTGAACTATGCTGAAAGTTATCAGCATATTACCGAGGGTTTCTATACAGAAAATCCTATGCCGCCCACCACCGAGCAGGCGGTCGTCATGCTGTCGAGCCATTTCTACGAAAGCAGGGATGGCTCGACAGGCGGCTTCTTTTCCGACAGCGTGGCGGCGGGTCAGCAAGTTTGGAACACGGTCAACACCCTTTTGCGGCTTGACCGACTGTGGGGTGTTTGATTATGGGCTACGGCAAAATGAACACGTTTATCAATATCATCACGACAGAACCCACCAAGGATTCGGAGGGCTTTGTCACCAAAGGTGATAACGTCCTCGCTTCGGTCAGGGCATACAGAGAAGTTCGTAACACAACCGCGAAATGGGAGCGGATAATCGGCAACGCCGCATTTTCAAGTGTTACAGCGATGTTCCGCTTCCGTAAAATCCCCGGCTTGACCGTTACGACTTCGCATTTCCTATCTGACGGCGAAAGCCGTTATAACATCGTCAGTGCGGAGGATGTACGAGGTCGCGGGATGTATGTCGAGGTTCTCGCCGAGAAACTGGAAGGGACGGTGATGTAATGGCAAAAGTAGAAATCAAAATGCCGGAGGACTTCCTCCTGAAACTGTCCCGACTTGGTAATCAGACCGACACGATTATTCCGAAGGTTCTGGAAGCGGGTGGTGAGGTCGTACTTGCCAAAGCGAAAAGCAACCTCTCATCCGTGGTCGGGCGCGGTACGAAAGTAAAGAGCCGCTCCACCGGCGAGTTGGAACGCTCCCTCGGTCTGTCCAAAGCGAGGCAGAACCGCAAGGGCGACTGGGACGTTAAGGTCGGCTTCGCCGAACCTCGGCGCGGCAAGGGCGTCTCCAACGCAAAAATCGCAAACATCATCGAATACGGCAAACACGGGCAACCGGCAAAGCCTTTTATGAAGCCCGCCCGAACCCAGTCAAGGAATGCCGCTATCAATGCGATGAAGGAGAAGTTTGAGCAGGAGGTGGAGCGCATATGAGCATATTGCAAGAACTGAACACGCTGCTCTCGCCTATACTTCCTGTAGAAACAGGCATATTCAGCGGCGTACCGCCCGACGAGTATATTGTCCTCACGCCGATGACGGACAGCTTCGCCTTGTTCGGCGATAATGCCCCGCTCATCGACATATCCGAGGTGCGGATTTCCCTGTTTTCAAAAGGCAACTATGTCAAAAGGAAGAACCAACTCACCGCCGCCCTGCTTGGGGCGGCTTTTACCATAACCGACCGCCGCTACATCGGACACGAGGACGACAGCGGCTACCACCACTTCGCCATAGACGCGGCGAAAGAATATGAAACGGAGGATTATTGATATGGCTACAATCGGGCTTGATAAGCTCTACTACGCGCCGATTACCGAAGCGCCGACCACAGGGTATGAAACCTACGGCGAGCCGGTCATGCTGGCAAAGGCAATATCGGCTGAACTTTCCATTGAACTTGCGGAAGCAACGCTCTGGGCGGACGATGGGGCCGCCGAAATCATCAAGGAGTTCAAAAACGGCAAGCTGACCCTCGGCGTGGACGACATCGGCAAGGAAGCCGCAGCCGCCCTGACTGGGGCGACCACAGACGAAAACGGAGTCCTAATTTCGGCTTCCGAAGACGGCGGGGAATCCGTCGCTATCGGCTTCAGGGCAAAGAAGGCGAACGGCAAATACCGCTATTTCTGGCTCTACCGCGTGAAGTTCGGCGTCCCGTCGACCAGTCTCGCTACCAAGGGCGACAGCATCACATTTTCCACGCCGTCCATCGAAGGTACGGTCTCCCGCCGCAACAAACCTGCGGATAACGACCGTCATCCTTGGAAAGCGGAAGCAAACGAGGACGACACGGGCGTACCGCCCGCAATAATCGAAAGCTGGTACACGCAGGTGTACGAGCCGGAATTTTTGGAGGTGTAAGGCATGGATAAGGAAAGAAGCGCGGTTATAAACATCGGCGGGTCAGATTTCGAGTTAATTCTAACAACCCGTGCCACAAAGGAAATCGCCAAACGCTACGGCGGCTTGGATAACCTCGGAGAAAAGCTGATGAAGTCGGAGAACTTCGAGATGGCTCTGGATGAGATTATCTGGCTGATTACGCTGCTCGCCAATCAGTCCCTCTTGATTCACAACTTAAAGCACAAGGACGACCCGAAAGAAGTGCTAACTGAGGACGCCGTAGAACTGCTGACTTCACCGCTTGAACTGTCTGCGTACAAGGCGGCAATCACTGAGGCGATGTTCAAAGGTACGGCGCGGAACATTGAAAGTGAGGACGGTGGCTCAAAAAACGCCGAGGTCGGGTAAGCGATTCAGAATTGTTTACCCGGCTTTTATATTACGGCACGGTTCATTTGAACCGCTCCGAGGAGGAAACATGGCTCTCGCCCGTCGGCTTGCTGCTTGACTTGTGGGAGTGCCACAGGCAATTCCTCGGAATGAGCAAGCCGAAACAAGAACTGTTTATTGAGGATGTCATCCCTGATGGCATCTGATTTTTTGAGGGAGGAGGTGTTTTAGGTGGCTGATAATTTCGGTCTGAAAATCGGCGTCGAGGGTGAGAAGGAATTTAAGAACGCTCTGCGTGATATAAACCAGTCGTTCAAGGTGCTGGGTTCGGAAATGAAACTGGTATCCAGTGAATTCGACAAACAGGACAAATCCGTGTCGGCGGTCGCCGCCCGTAATGAAGTCCTGAACAAGGCAATCGACGCCCAGAAGGACAAAATTTCCACCCTCGAAGCTGCCCTCCGCAACGCCTCCGAGAGTTTCGGCGAAAATGACCGCCGCACCCAGAACTGGCAGATTGCCCTTAATAACGCCAACGCCGAACTCAACGGCATGGAGCGCGAGTTGTCCGCAAATGAAAAGGTGCTGGACGGCGTGGGCGACGAAATGGACGACGCCGCCGAATCCACCGACGACCTCGGCGATGAACTGAAAGAAACAGGCAACGAAGCCGAAAAGTCCGGCTCGAAGTTTGAGAAGCTGGGCGGTATCCTAAAAGGCATCGGCGTGGCGATGGGCGCTGTAGCTGTCGCCGCCGGTGCCGCAGCCATTAAACTCGGCAAGGAAGTCGTATCCGCTTACGCGGATTATGAACAGCTTGTCGGCGGTGTAGATACCCTTTTCGGTGAAGCGTCTCAGGCTGTCCAAACATCAGCCGCTAACGCCTTTAAAACCGCCGGGATGTCGGCAAATGAGTACATGGAGACCGTCACCGGCTTCTCGGCAAGCCTTATCCAGTCGCTTGGCGGAGACACCGAAAAGGCTGCACGGATTGCAGACATGGCGATTATCGACATGGCTGATAACGCCAACAAAATGGGTACGGACATCTCGTCCATACAAAACGCCTATCAGGGTTTCGCAAAACAAAACTACACCATGCTTGACAACCTGAAGCTGGGCTATGGCGGTACGAAGTCGGAAATGGAACGACTGCTTGCGGATGCCGAAAAAATCTCAGGTATCAAATACGACCTATCCTCGTTTTCGGATTTAACGGAAGCGATACACGTCATCCAAACGGAAATGGGCATCACGGGGACTACCGCTTTGGAAGCAACTGAAACCATAAGCGGTTCAATGGCGGGCATGGACTCGGCAATCAAGAACCTTATGTCGGGGCTTGGGAACGCCAATGCAGATGTTGGACTATTGATTGGAAACGTGGTCGAGGCGTTCCAAAATGTCGTAAAAAACATCGTGCCGGTTATTGAAAACATCGTCAAAGCCCTGCCGCAGGCAATGTCGGCGATATCGTCGGCAATAAGCGACTTGCTGCCCGTATTGCTTGATACTTGCCTAAATTTGTTTACCCAAGTGTTGGAAATGCTCCTGACGCTCATACCGCAGTTAATACCTGTAGCGGTGGATGCAGTCATGACAATCGTGGCGGCTCTTATCGATAACCTCCCGCTCCTCATCGAAGCGGCGGTTCAGTTGGTGACTTCGCTTGTTACGGGAATCGCAAATGCCCTACCACAATTGATACCGGCAGCGGTCAATGCCGTGGTGACCATCGTTCAGGGCTTGGTGGATAGCCTGCCGATGATATTGGACGCGGCTTTGCAATTAGTGCTTGGACTGACACAAGGCATCCTTGACGCCCTGCCACAGTTAATAGCGGCTTTGCCCGCTATTATCCTCGGCATCGTCGACTTCATCATTGGGGCGATACCGCAAATCATCGACGCGGGGATTCAGCTTCTGGTGTCGCTCATTGAAGCCTTGCCCGAAATCATCACGGCGATAGTAGCGGCAATCCCACAGATTATCGAAGGCTTGATTACGGCGATACTCGGCTCGATTCCACAATTAATCGACGCCGGAATAAAACTGCTTGTGTCGCTTGTGCAGAATCTGCCACAGATTATTACAGCGGTCGTGGCGGCGATACCTCAGATTATATCGTCTCTCATCACAGCGATAATCGGGAGCATACCGCAGCTTGTCCAAGCGGGTATACAGCTTTTCGTATCGCTGATAAAGAACCTGCCGACCATCATCGTGGAAATCGTGAAAGCCATACCTCAGATTATCGCTTCGATAGTCAAGGGCTTCACCGACAACATCGGTAAAATCGTGCAGGTCGGAAGCGACCTCATCAAAGGGCTGTGGCAGGGCATTTCCAACGTCGCCGACTGGATATGGAGTAAAATCTCCGGCTTCTTCAGCGGCATTGTCAACGGTATAAAGAACTTCTTCGGCATCAAGTCACCCTCGACGCTGTTTGCCGGTCTTGGCGAGAACATGGGTCAGGGTATCGGTGTGGGCTTCGAGCGGGCGATGGATGAAGTTGCCGAGGATATGCAAAACGCCATCCCCACCAACTTCGATATGCCCGGCGTGAACGTGGGCGACAGCAGCTTCGGCATGGGTAGCGCGGGCGGCTTCAGCGGCTCGCTG